TTGTTTCTATGCATATTATTCTCCGTTTGTTTTTCTACTTTCACGAACTGTTTTTACTAGTTCATTATAGTTCTTATCAGCGTCAGCTTTTGCTTTTAGTTCTAATTCTTGCAATTCTATAGCAGATTTAGTATCTTGTACTCTTAAATCGGCTTCTATCTTCTCACGCTTAATCTGTGCATCTAGTTCTGCTTTCATTGCAGCAAGTTGTGCATCTCTTGCATCATCTTCTGCTTTTTGCATTAGTTGTTCTTTTTCAAGCTGTAGTTGCTGCTGGAACATTTCCATTTGTGGATTTTGTTGTGCTGCGGCTTCTGCTTGTGCCATTGCTTGTGCTTGACCTGTAACTTGTTGTGTAGCTTGTGCTGCCATCATAGCTATTTGGTTCATTACTTCTGGAGGCATTTGTCCATCTTCTATTTGAGGTAATGGTTGACCCATTGCTTGTTCTATTTGTTGTCTATATAACATGGACTGATGTTCTTGTATATTTGCTCCTATTGCTTGTGTTGCTATAGGGTTTTGTTGAACCATAGGATTTTGCATAAAAGCACTATGAGCTCCAATATACGCTTCGTGGTTTTGGAAAGGGTAAGCTTTTATAGGATTACCCGTCATAGCTGCTTGTTGTTCACTTATAGGGTCTCTTGGCGGAACTTCTTTTTCGGGAGGTAATAAAGCGTCAATATCTTTAATATTTAGTGCTATATACATTTTTCTGTAAGATTCTCGTAAATCATGTAATTCAGGAGCTGCTTGTGCCATTTGAAGCTGTGTTTGAGCTAAAGTTATTCTTTGTGTCATACTAAAAATATTAGGGTCACTTACAGGTATAACGTCTACAGAATTATCAAAATCTTCTTTAAATACACTTTCTGATGCACCTTGTACTTGATACGGGTATTGAGGAGGTAAAAACTCTCCAAAAACTCTTTTTAGAATTTTAAATTCACATCTTTGTGCATAATGTAATCTTTTATGGATTGCGGACATAACTCTTTGTCCTTTTTCCATTAATGCTACTGTTGTTCCTACAGGAGCTTCAGAGTTACCATCACCTGTTGGATTTTCTACTGTAGCCGCAAATCTTTTACCAGAATCTACTAATGCTCCTAATAACGTAGCTAAAGTACCGCTCGGCTCTTTATAAGGTAAAGGAAGGAAGGCATCTTGTAATCTTCCACCTGGAGCGTCGACATCTCTCCATTCTCCTGGTTGTAAGGGGTCATCATGACGTTGAATATTTAATCCACGTGATTTAAACCCTGCTGGAAGGTTAGAAAGCGTACCTGCGTCTATTAATTGACGTAAAATTGCGGTAACTGACTTAGTTAAGCCGCCCATCATGTGAATTAAGCCAAAACCGTAAAAACCGAGTCCTGGAAGGAACTTATAATGAGTAAAATACTCAATTTTCTTCCTCATAGGGTCATTTTCTTTATAATTTTGCCTAATTGACAAAATTTCGTTATTATCTTTACAAATAGTGACGATATACGGCAATGCTAACCCTGTTTCTTCACCATTTTCGTCTAAATCTTGATATCCGTCTAAATCTAGGTCAACATGCATCTCTAATAACGTGAATTCTTCGTCAGAAACAGTTCTAGTAAGTCCTTGAAGCTCATCCATCTTATCTTCTACATCAGACATCTCTGTTTCACTCCCTGGAGGAGCCATATCGGTATCTCTATAAAATCCCGACAGTTGTAATTTACGTAATTCGTTTTCTGTCATATGAATTACGTGAGTAATTCTAGGAGAAGTTAGTAAATCTACCGCGTAATACGGAACAACTAAGTCTTCTGACTTAACAAAACGTGCTGTAGCCCTTCCTAATGAAGGGTCGTAGTAAACTTTTTTAAATGCAGAGCCTGATAACGGTAAATAAAACAATAACTGGTCCATTTCTGGGTCATATTCTTCCATTTTATAAGTTATTTGATAATTCATGAAATTTTTAACACGATTTGCTTTTTCTATTTTAGCATTATCAGTCATTCCTAAAACTTCTGTATCTACAGGTCCTCCTGCGGGTAACATTTCTTTATATGCTTGTGCTTGAAACTGAGTTACAGCTTCTGCGAGTATCGGATGATGAACTCCTGAGGCTCCAACAAAAGGTTGCGACCTAGAATCTGCGTTAATACCTAATAAATCTAACCCTTCGGTGTAAGTAGAAAACCAATCGGAACGTGAGTCTACGTCATCTTCGTAAGAACCTACTAATTCGGTTGCTATTGTGTTTAGTTCTCGCTCATCTAAACTCTCTGCTAAGTTTTCACCAAATTTAGAAGGTTGTTCATCTTCCATTTCGCTGCCCTTAATTATAGAGCCGTCTGGTTGAACAAAAAGTTCTGTTTCTTCTTCAGGCTGTTGCATAATTTCTAGCTCAATCGCCTCTTGAGAATCAGGAACAGCTGCCAACGGTTGTTTTTCAATAGCCATAGTTATACATCATAGTATGATTTGAATTAATAATAAACCCTTTCCCTATGAAACGGTTCTTCTTCTTCAAAATAATCACTTGTTAATTGTAAAAATCCACCTTCCCTAAACCTAGCTAATGCTAAAGTAGTTGCGTCAACTAAGTCATCATTTTCTCCACCAGGAAAATCAGAAACTTCTTCCATAAGTTCTTCACCGAATCTATTATCAGGCACCCAAACTCTTCCATCTTGAAAAATAGGGGATACCGAATTTAGTCTTGCAATTTTATCTTGTCCTTTTCCTGGACTAAATGTATTTACGGGAATTCCTACTCTACGTAATTCTTGTACTAATGGGATACCACTAGCTTTAGCTTCAATAATTACTACGTCAGGGTCCCAATAATCATACATACGTAACGCTTCCGCTTTTAATTCAGGAAAATCGAAACGTTCTTTTATACAATCTATTAAAATTAAATGAGCTTCGTTACCGTGATATATTTCTTCACCTATCTTTCCTTCAGGATAAAAAACTCCCCAAGTTGTTATAGCGGTAAAGTCAGCTCTTTCTGATTTTAAAAACGCTGTATCGTAACTTTGTATTAAATAATCGCATTTAGGTGGTTTATTTTCTTCCCAAATATTAAACCATTCTTTAGGGATAATCGATATACCTTCCCCTGTAGGTCTTTGCATATATTGTGCCGCCCATTTTCCAGGACTAACCGAAGCTTTAATACTTTCTAATTCTTCTAACTTCCAAAAATTTTCCCAAAGAGGAGTACCACTTGGTAATATTGCAGGAAACTCTATAACTTCCCACTGGTCTGCTCCTTCGTTTTGTGCCATTTTCTTAATTAACCGACCCGTTAAATCTTTTTTATTCCAACGGGTCATAACTATAACGATTGCACCTCCAGGCTGTAGCCTCTGACGTGGACCTGCCATAAACCATTCATAAGCTTCTTCCATCGCTTTATCGGACATAGCGTCTTGTTCAGAATGCGGGTCATCAATAATAAACAAATCCGCTCCTCTACCTGCTAATGCACCACCAATACCTGCCGCGTAATATTCGCCGCCTTTATTAGTTAACCATTTACCCGCAGAACGGCTATCTGCTTTTAGTTCTGTTTCAGGAAATAGCTCTTTATATTCTTCACCGTCAATTAAATCCCTAACTTTTCTACCGAAGTTAACTGCAAGGTCAGCGGTGTGGGTTGCTTCTATTATTTTTAATTTAGGGTTTTTACCTAATAAGTATGCAGGGAACAAATGTGATGCAAACTCAGACTTTGTATGTCTAGGAGGCATATTAATAATTAAACGTTTTAATTTACCCGTAGCGATATCATCAAAAGCTTTCGCCATTTTTACGTGATGGTCGCCGTTAATAAATTCTTTCCATATAGATTTAACAAAATCCATGAAGGTACTTGTGGCTTTTTCTTGAAACTCTCGTTTTTCTAATTCTTCTAATAGAACAGTAAACTCTTTAGCTTCTGCCTTAGTTAAATGTGTTAGGTCTATGTTTTTTAAAGACTTTAACTTGTCTGCGTTAGATGTCATTTATTTCATTTGGTTTCTAGCGAGTTCTCTTATTAAATCGTCTACCATATCAGGGGAAACGTTTTCGAATAGTTTTAAATTATTTGCAGGGTCTAAAGATATATAAGTATCGCTTTCACCTTTAAATCCTCTAGGAGGGAATCTTAATGCGTCGTAGCCTTCGTCTTGGAAAATTTTTGTTGTTCCTTTATCAATCGATGATGGAGTTTTATTAGCACTATCTCGTATATTGCCTCTAATTCTTTCTATATCAAAATCTCGTTGATTCGCACCGCCTGTACGGCTTGGTCTACCACCCCGCATTTCTATATTAGTTAATATTTCATCTATCCTAGATGGCATATTATCTACGTCTAAAACTTTATTAAATTGAGGTTTATATATTTCAAAACCTTCTTTACTAAAGTTAGGTAATCTTGTATCTAAAGCATCAGCGGCTAAATACTTTGGTTTATTTGGTAACGAAGCTATTCCTCTTTCACCACGAAACACAAACGGTGTTCCTGCTTCTTCGTTCCTGCGAATTTGTGTAGCTATTTCATCAACAGACATAGGTTTTCTACCTGTTTTCTTTGTAGCGTCTGCTAATTCTTTTATCGGTTGTTTTTTACCAAACGTTGTAGGGTCTTTTACAAACCCTTCATATTGCTCTTTTATTCTTAAATCTTCTGCCTCTGTTTTATTGATTTGGTCTAGTTCTTTTTTAAGAGAATTTCGAACAGTTTCATTACCTTTTAATATCGGGTCTTCGTCAAAAGTTTTAAGAGTTTGTTGTATTTCTTTTCGTCTAGCTATTAAAAAAGGAGTTAAGGCTGCTTTTGTTCCTGCTACTGTACCACCGCCTAAATAAGTTAAAGGGTCATTAACGATATCTTTTACAACACCTCCCGCTTGTACTAAATTTTCTATTACGGGGTCGTTCGGTAAAGCACCTTCAAGACCGCCACCTAACAAATTAAAAATACCTTGAAGCAATGGATTCATCGCAGGTTTTAATTGCTGTTCTGGTTGTGGTCTTTCTAACTCTAATGCCATTTGCTAAGTATATGCTAACTAATGGTAGTTTGCAAAGTAAAACGTTAAAATAAAGTAAATGAGTTAACCTTAGGGTCGGTGTCCTTGGTCCGCGAATTATTTTTCGTCGTTATCGTATTCCCTATAATATTCAACTATAGACAGGATATCTTTAGTATACCGTGTTATTTCAGCCATGTTCATCGATAAGTTTTCGTATTGAGGGGTGGTTAACGCATAATACGCAACAGCAGGAGCTTTACCTTCTTGTACTAACTTTAAATATTCTTCCATGATTTCTGGAGTAAGGACTTTCCATTCAACACCAACGGCTTGAATCTCCATGGGAAGCGGTGGGTGGTACATGGGTGCAGGTAACGCAATAGTATTTACTTCAACAGGTTTAGTTGGCAATAGGGAACAACTTGTTATAAAGAAGAATGAGCTTAGTAGAACTAAATGGAAGGGTTTATTCATTAGAGGGGGTTTCCTTCTGGACCGAAGTTAGGTCTACTAAGTCATCCATGACTTGTTTACTGCCTTTATTAACAATCTTTTCTATTAATCCTGGTTTATTTAACGCAAGGTTATCTAAATCGTGCTTAGCAAATGTTTGTCTTAATTTATTGACTTCACGGAGAGCGTCTTGTTTTTGCGATTCCAACTTACCGAGGTCCGCGGATAGTTGTTCTTGTTTAGCTAGGTATTGTTTGATTGAATCATTTTGCTCGGTTATTTTACTTTCTAAAAGCATTTGATTAGCTTTAGATTGCGATAATTGGTCGAACAGGTATTTAGAACCTGCCAAAGAAGCTACCAATAGGACTCCGAGAATCAT